CCAGTTCAACTAACTCTGTTAATTCAGATTCTGATACTGATACTACAGTAGAAACTATAATTGCTAAAAACTTACAAACTGCTAAAGAAGAAGTACAGGCTCAACAAGAAGAAACGGGGGAATATGGATCTGAAAATGCAATTCTAGCTGTGATGAGTTTTGTTCCAGGGTTTAATGCTTATAAGACAGCTTACATACCCGAAAAAGAATTTTGGTATGAGTCAAAAAGCATCTATACTAATACTACTATTCAAGATAATACAAATGCATTTTATCAATTAGCGGGTACTAATATTAGAACCTTAAATAGTTTAAAAGAAATGCAACCAATTTTATAGGAGACCATTATGGATTGGATTAAATCGGGCCTTGGACAAATAATAGCTTTAGTTGCGATTGCAAGTACTATTGCTGGTTTTGGTTATACGGGCGCTCAATATATACAACGTATTGAATTATTAGAAAAAAAAGCTACAAAAAATTATACGCCTCAGATCGTTCAGTTAGAAAAAGATATTGTTGAACTTAAATCTAATCTAAAAATATTAGAAAACATACCCACAATTCAAAAAGATGTTTCTTCTAATAAAGCAACAATAGCGGGTGTAAAAGTAGAAGCTACTGGTTTAAGTGCAAGAATTGATGCTTTACAGAAGAAAATAGTAGAAAATAGCAAAAATCCCCTGTCTGGGTAAATTTTAAAGGGTTTTTGAAAAAATGAGGCCCCAGAATACCGCAGGTGCGCATATCACCAGTGGGTTAATGCAATCGGTCTCGTCAGGCCAATAATTAGCTGACGGCCATCTCAGGAGCTTCTACGCAGTTTCCACGTTTTAGCTGCCTAATGGAGTAATTTTCCTCTGCATTTCGTAGATTTATGATTTTTCTCTCCATTTTAGAGAGA